AAAGGATTTGATGAAACGTTAAGAATAGCTCCCGGTGGAATAGTTGTTGGAGGAAGCAAGCCAGTTGTATCGTAAAAATAAAAAACGTATATTTATTAATAAAAACATACTCAAATGGGATATTTAAGTAATGCAGTGGTAACTGTAGATGCAATTTTAACAAAAAAAGGGAGAGAGCTTCTTGCAAAAGGAGACGGAACTTTTAAAATCACACAATTTGCTTTAGCAGACGACGAGGTAGATTACACACTCTATAACCCTGATCACGCCTCGGGATCAGCATACTACGGCGAAGCTATTGAAGGAATGCCGTTACTGGAAGCGTTTCCTGATGAAACTCAAATCATGAAATACAAACTAACAACTCTACCTAGAGGTACTGCTAAGCTTCCAATTCTGGATTTAGGGTATTCTGCAATTAGGTTAAAACAGGGAGCATCGTTAGCTATTACCCCTCAAACGCTAAACTACTTAGGAGGTACTAACACCTTCGAAGCAGGAGGATACGTAGCAACAATTGCTGACGCTAGGGTCTTAAACACCTTTAATGGAGTTGGAGTTAATACAGCGGAAGCTACAGCTTTGAATTCGACAACTACTTTAGGTACTAATGTTTCTAAAACAGTAATTGGAACTTCAATTAACTTAACAGGGACAACAATAAACACCCTATACGGAACTAATACACAACTACAGACTACAATTACAGTAATCGGTAGAGATTCAGGAGCTAGATTAACTATTCCTGTAACAATTATTAAAGTAAATCAATAATAAGATATGTCATTTAAAAGATTAGATCCAGAAGATATTTCAATCTCAGCAGAATCGGTAACAGCACCTGCGTGGAGCGGACAAGTAAGTACATTAGCAACCTTCTTTACAAGCTCCCAAGTAACGCTTTCATCCGGGTTGTACTATTATAATGTATTTCAAACACAATCGACTGCAACCGGAGCGGAAACTCAATTTTCAATAGCATACGGTAATATTAACGGAAGCGGATCAGTATTATTTACCCCAGGGGAGGTGGGGAAATCACCATCCTCAGTAATATATGGTCAATACAGAACGTTAGTAAATGGCGACGAAAATACAAACTTTACTTTTGGAACAATAGTGCCGGATTCTATATACGCAATTACTGTAAACAGGTCGAGATTTAAAGAAAAATTACTACCTGGCAGTTTTGGCTTGACCCTAACAAGCGGAAGCCGAACCATTAGTCTTATAGACAACAGCTCAGATATAACAACAGTATCTTACGTAGATGCAGGAAGAGTTTATGATATTGTAAGTGGATCAGGAACTACAGTATACAAGGGTGTAACAACAACTGGATTTACACCAGCTTCGGGGTCATATGGAAAATTCTTACCAGATGTTGGAGTTATTTTACTAAATGGAGATGCACTAAGAGACACTACTTACGGAATTAGATTAAACGTATCTCAGAGTTATAATGCAGCAGGAGGTAACCTAGATGCATTCTTCAATAGCATCAAAGCCGGTGCTAACTTTACTTTGAGATCAGAAGAAACAATATCATCAAATTATGTATTTGTACGAGTAAGAAATAGTGAATTTAACTACTCAACTAATCCATCAAATATCACAGGATCAGGAGACTTACTACATAGTATAATGGTTAATTCACCACAAGCCTACATGACAACTGTTGGGCTATATAACGATAATAACGACCTATTGGGAGTTGCTAAATTATCACGACCTTTATTAAAAGATTTTACAAAAGAAGCGTTAGTAAGAATCAAGCTTGATTATTAATGAATGAGTGCTTACAAAAAGTTAAACAAACAAGACGCCTATATAACTACATATACTGCTCATAAAGCATGGGCAGTATCCGGTAGCGAATTACCTTTATATAATATAGATACAGCACTGGTAACAGGAAGTTACCTAAACAAGTATCAACAATTATATTACACAACAAAGACGTCTGGAAGTATATCATCACACCTTTTTGATTTCTCAAACCAGACTACTTTAAACTACTCCCAATCTAGAGACCTAGCTACGGGTTCTTTTGCAATTCAATTTTCTCCCGACGTATACGGAGTATCTATAAAACCTAACGACGGATTTAGCATAATTTTTTCACCAGACGCTATAAAAGGAGCAGCAGTTCTGAAAGAGGATTACGTAAAAGAAGGGTATGTTATCGAGTATGCGCCTATATTAGATGGGAGTAAACCAGTTAAACCTAATCCTGTCAAATCAAAAATAATGAAGATTATTGACGATGGTGAAGGTAATTTATTTATATCTGGCAGTATACCAAGAGACTATGTAGGAGACATTGTTTACAATCAAGGATCAGTAATTATTACAGATGTAACATATTCATCCTTGTTTAGATTAGCAAGAACATCAACAGCTTGGGCACTAGTACTGTTTAACTGGAAATCAAGCTTACCAATATTTACCCACAACTATCACTGTAAGCTAAGAGAGTCGGAGTATAACTTTACATACAATCCATCTGCATTATCAAGCTCTATTAAAACAGTATACGATAACAGCAACAGTATTTATAACATATCCGCCAGTGTATCTGATGGGTATCTTAATAACAACATAACTGGAAGTGAATTTCAGCCATACATTACAACAGTTGGACTGTACAATGATGCCAATCAGTTAATAGCAGTAGGAAAGATGTCACAACCAGTACCAAAATCTGCTAACACAGATATGACAATAATAGTAAAAATAGACATATAAAATGGCAATTACATTAAGAACAGTAACAGGATCAGCTTTAAGTTACGAGCAGTTAGACACTAACTTCTCATCTTACTTCTACTCAGCATCTCTATCAGGAAGTAATATTGTATTCTACACAACAGGTAGTGTAGCACTAGGAGTAATACCTTCCTCCATATCTATACCAGCTCTCTCTGCATCACAGTGGGTGGAGCAACTAGATGGATCGATAACTAGAGCTAGTGCAGTACAGATATCCGGATCACTAGAACAGGGAGATATAAATCCAGGAACCACACCAGGCTTATTTTCACACGCAGAAGGTTACTTAACAGAAGCAGCCGGCAACTACTCACATGCTGAAGGAAACTCATCTACAGCAAACGGCATCTTCGCCCATGCCGAAGGAAATGCATCTACAGCAATTGGAAACGGATCACACGCAGAGGGAGATAGTGCAACAGCATCTGGTTCATACTCCCACGCCGAAGGCTCTAACACACTAGCAATAGGGTACGCATCACATGCAGAAGGAGGAGACTCGACAGCAACAGCAGACTACTCTCACGTAGAGGGATTTAATACAACTACTACAGGAAACTGGTCTCATGCCGAAGGAACAACCACAATAGCATCAGGATCATTTTCACATGCTGAAGGAAGCGGAACAACTGCATTCGGATCATCAGCCCACGCCGAAGGAATCTCAACAACTGCTATAGGAGCATATTCTCATGCAGAAGGAAACATTACAACAGCTACCGGAACTGCAGCACACGCAGAAGGAACAACAACCATTGCATCAGGAGCATACTCCCACGCAGAAGGTAGATCAACACTAGCACTCGGCATCGGCTCTCACGCAGAAGGATATTTCACATCAGCTTCAGGAAACTACTCCTTTGCAGCTGGAAACTCAACCATAGCAGCTGCCGAAACTCAGTTCGTAGTAGGTCAATACAACGCATCCACTTCTGACAAATCAGCATTTATTATTGGAAACGGTACCTCGACATCAGCAAGAGCAAACCTACTATACACGACTGGTTCAGATGTAATCATATCAGGATCAATAACAGTAGTTAATCCAAACACACCAAGTAAACTTACTACAGTTGCAACAACAATAAACAACGTACTAAGACTAGTTCCAATAACAACAACTCCAACAGGTGTATCAGGAATGATAATAGTATCAGGCTCAGGAGCAAATGAACACGCATATTGCTACCTTAATAGTACCTGGAAACAACTAGATAATTAATAGTGAAATAAATGTGGTTATATAAACAGAGTGAAATAAAAGAACTTACAGATATGCCCGAAGACAGCTTCGGGTTTATCTACGAAGTAGTGCACGTACCAACCGGTAGAAAGTACTTAGGTAAAAAACAATTAATATCAGTTCAAAATAAACCATTAGGTAAAAAAGAACTAGCACTACTTACAGATAAGAGAGCAAGCAAAAAGAAGAAAGTTACAAAAGAATCCGATTGGAAGACATATTATGGATCTAATCCAGAAATAAAACAACTAATAAAAGAAGGAAAACAGTCGGAATTTACAAGAGAAATTCTTACTTTTGTACCTAATAAAAAATTACTTACTTACTACGAGAATAAGTATCTATTTATTAACGAAGTAATTGAACCACATACCAGTTATATTAATGATAATATAGAAGGAAGGTATTTCAAAAAGGATTTCTATGATAAAACTACTTAACTTACTTGTAGACACCACACCGGGATTAGACTACCATTTAAAACATAATCTCCCTATTTCTGAGAATGTCTACAGGTATTCCTCTAAAGCCTTTATAGAATTATTTAATGAAGCAAGAGCACTTCATAGAGACGGATCTATACAGTTATGTGAGGAAGATAGAATTCTACTTGAAACAACCGATATTGGAGAGTACGCCGAATATGATGATAAGATTGTTCCATTGGACTTACCCTTCCAGTATACAAGTGAGGTTAAAGTAGGAATGCTTGTTGTAGGAGAAGATAACGGACGATACAGAGTTCTTGATATAAAAGACGGTAAGTACTATTTGAAACCAACTACCGAACCAGGATACACAGCAATATTCCCAGATGACTTCTCCAAGGACCAGCACCCTATTGATTTTTGGGATTACTTTACATTGGAGAGAATAACAGAGGCAGAATATCGTGGAAAAGATGTACCGTTAAACAAACCGAAAAGAGGTGGTTCTAAAAAATTCTACGTTTATACCAAAAATAAAAAAGGGAATGTAGTAAAAGTATCTTTTGGAGGTACAACGGGATTGAATGTAAAGATAGATGAACCAGGAGCAAGAGCTTCTTTTGCAGCTCGTCATCAATGTGCAACTAAAAAAGATAAAACAAAACCAGGATACTGGGCCTGTAATATAGGAAGATATTGGAAGTCACTAGGAGGATCTAGAAACTTTAGCGGGTATTGGTAATATTTATATAAAAAACATAATGGAGAAGTTAAAAACACAGCTAGGGGAGATTAATGAAATTCAAATAGCTCAACAAACTGAAATAATAACCCCACATCAATTGATGCCGGAAGTAGTGGGGAAGCTTATCGAAAGAATAGGTGATGAATACACAGCTCACTACTTTTATAAAAACGCAGCAAACTGGTGTAAGGAAAAAGCATACTTTAAAGCAGCAGCATTTTTTGAAACAGAAGCTGCTAATGAATTAGTACATGCAGACTTAGTACAGAAGTACTTGGTAGATTGGAATGTAATGCCATTTATACCACCAGTTAAAATGATACCATCCTTTACAAGTTTGGTTGATATTGTAAATAAGGCATATACATTAGAGTATAATTTATTTACAGCATACAATACAATATCGGCAGAAATACTTCCTGTATGTTTAGCAACATTCGACTTTTTACAGGAATTAAGAATAGGACAAAGACAATCAGTAGCAGAGTATTCTGATTTATTAAATGCAGCACAGTTAGTTAACGTATCAAACAATTTTGAAGTTCTGTATTTTGAAAACCAATATTTCGGAGGATAGACCCTACCAAGAAGTAAGAGCATTTGATTATATCTACAGAAAATTCACCCACGATGTAGATGATAGTGAATTAGTTTGGCACAGAGATAAGAACGATAGAAAAGTAGAAATACTAGAGTCAACCGATTGGGAATTCCAGTTAGAAGATTCTATCCCACAACAATTAAAAGATACGATATTTATACCAAAAGAAACGTATCACAGATTAATTAAAGGAACCGGTAACTTAAACGTGAGAATACTCGAATACTAAGTGGGACAAGTTTTAATGGTTGGAATAGTACTATTTTGTGTAGTACTTTTCATAATAGAATATAAACGAGATAAAGATATACAATGAAGAAATCAGTACTAGTTGGATTAGTAAGGGAACAACTTGCAAAAAAACAAACATTAAAAGAAAACAGTTTAGCAGGAGAGATAAACTCAGTGCTTCCAGATAATACATCTTACAGCGAGTTTGCTAAAGCAGTAGCCAGCATATTAGTTGACGCCTACGGTAAACATAACTTTAAACCATTCATGGAAGTATTGCATAAGGAGTTAGGGTTAGAGGAAGGAATTACAGAAAATGAAGGTGCAGCTCCTCCTACAGGATTCAGACCACAAGGAGATCTAAACGGAATACTATCAGCAACAATAGTAGATGGAGGTATGGTCCGACTAACAGCTAGAGAAGAAGGAAGCGGATTCAATAAACGAGTAACCAGCCCAGCCGCTGTATCAATAGAGGAATTTACACCAGAATTTGTAACAAAAGCATTCAGCACAATTTACCAGCCATCAGAGCAAGATAGAGCAGGTATTGAAGCATTTGTACAACAAGTCCAAGACGGACATAAAGCACATACAGAATACAATGGCTAGAGGTAAACACAGCTCTCCACAGAGAACAGACTTCAGTAAAAGAAGAAAGTCACAACTAAAAACAGCTCAACTGTTAAAACAGAACGACCTAGTATTAAAAAATATACAAAAATAGTAGAGAAAGGCTTGATTATTCAAGCCTTTTTTCTTATATTACGGTTATGGAAAGTCCAATACTATTAGGTTATTTAGAGAACATACTAGGTAAGTCCCATAAGAGAGCTAGGGAGAACTACGCATTTGTATGTCCTAAGTGTACTCATAAGAAACCTAAACTAGAAGTAAATCTACATACAAACGAAAAAGGGGAGAATACTTTTGCTTGCTGGGTATGCGGGTTTAAAGGCAAGACCATAAAGTCCCTTTTAAAACAATTGCAAGTACCTGCAGAACAGGCTTATGAGATTCTTAGGTTTGTTAGAAAAGGAGACGAAGTAGGGTATAAGGTAGATACTGTAGTAGAACTTCCAAAGGAATTTAAACCACTACACTTAGCATCACACACATCAGTTATTGCAAATAAGATACGAAGATACTTGTATGTAAGAGGACTTACAGATAGGGACTTCATCAAATACAACATAGGATATTGCACATCAGGAGATTATGAGGGAAGAGTAATTATACCATCCTATAATGAATCTAACCAGCTAAACTTCTTTGTAGGTAGAACATATGAAAATGCATACCATAAATACAAGAACCCAGAAGCCTCTAAAGATATTGTAGGCTTTGAGAACTTAATCAATTGGGATCAACCACTTATATTGGTGGAAGGAGTATTTGATGCAATGGCTGTTAAAAGAAACGCAGTACCTATCTTAGGAAAATCATTATCCAAATCATTACTAAAGAAAATAGTTGACAGTAGAGTGGAGGATATCTATATAGCATTAGATAAAGATGCTTTTAAAAGAGCACTACAATACACAGAACAATTTTTAAATATGGGTAAGAGAGTATATCTGGTTGATATGCAGGACAAGGATCCTAGTGAAATGGGATTTAGAAACTTTACTCAGTATGTACAACAGGCTGAAGAAATGGACTTAGGAAAGCTTCTTCGCTATAAACTATCATAATATGTTACAAAAAGGAGCAAACATACTATCAGAGCATGCAAAAAAACGGTTAGATTTCAAACCAGAATTGAAACAAATTAACTTCCTGGATAGACGAGTTTATCAAAGATCAGAAGGAGTATACTACCCATCAGTTACATCAATATTACAATATGTACCAAAGAATAAGTTCTTTGAGAGTTGGGTTAAGGACGTAGGGCATAATGCAGATATCATTATGAGAAAAGCCGGAGATGAAGGTACCCAAACCCACAATGCTATTGAAGACTTATTAGATGGCAAAGAGGTTAATTGGATGGATGACTTCGGTAATGCAAGGTATAGTGAACTGGTTTGGGGAATGATTTTAAAGTTTAAGGAGTTTTGGGAACAAGCAAAACCAGAACTAATCTTTACAGAAGAATTTACATTCTCAGATGAACATAAGTACGCAGGAACAGCCGACTGTGTTTGTAAAATAAATGGAGAGACTTGGTTAATTGATTTTAAAACCTCTAATTCGTTACACAGATCTTATGAACTACAGTTGGCAGCTTATGCTAAGTCAATTGAAGAAGCAAAAGGTCTTAAGATCGATAGAACAGGTATCCTCTGGTTAAAAGCATCAACAAGAGGTATTGATAAGTCAGGAAAGAAGCATCAAGGAAAAGGATGGGAATTAAAGATAGTAGATAAGATAGAGGAGAACTTTGAGTTATTTAAACTGATCTACAGATTATATGAAATGGAAAACCCGGTAACAGAGCCCATTTACAACTCATACCCAACTACCATTAAGCTTTAGTGCTATTTATCTAATATACACTAAGATTATGAAAGACGTAATGCTAAAGACGATAGATAAGGTACTGGACGATATGTTCTCAATAGAACAAGTACGTAAAATAACCGAAGCATCTTCAGGAACACCGATCGCTGCATCATCAGCTATCTCTTCAAAAGACAGAGCAGAGTTGGCAGACTTATATGAGAAGTTAAGAAAAGCAATAGATACCCATAAATACAATATAGACTTCCAGCAAGATAGAATATACATTACAAAGATAATGGATTCTCAACTAGGTTGGGATTATACCCCATATCAGAGAACAATCCCAGAAGGAGTAGAGCAGGAATTTAACTATGCACCTAAACTGGCATCTATACTTAAGTATATGATAAGCCAGGGAATGAATATTGAACCACTTCCAGATATTGTATTAGAAAAAGATCCGGAACAGGCCGCTGACTTCTTCGGCAAAACAGCATTCTATAGTCCTGGTGAGAAAAAAGTTGTACTATACACCTTGGGAAGACATCCTAAAGATGTATGTAGATCTTTCACTCATGAAATGATCCACCATATTCAAAACCTTGAAGGAAGAATTGGAGATGGTAGAATTGGTACTACTAATGTAAATGAGGACGGCTATTTACAAGAAATAGAACGTGAAGCATACGAACAGGGAGGTATAGTATTCCGGGCTTGGTCAGATACACAAAAAAATGGAGAAGCAAGTAGTAGAGAGTCTTAGTAAACACTACTTCGAAAAAATAGCAGAGTATTACGGAGATAGTAAATATCAAGCAACTACTCCATACCTGTCTATAGAAGACAGTCCATTTTCGGAAGGAGATGATGAAGACCTTATTGCAGAATACATCAATACGGTTAACGAAATAGCGGTATATTGGAAAAATATAAAAGATGAAGAAGCTCTTATAAGATCACTTATTCATGAATACCAACACTACTTACAGTCTCCTTCTTGGATGCAAAGGTATTACAAACAGGGATACGATTACAACAATCATCCTTACGAAGTAGCAGCCTATAAAGAAGAAGAGAACTGGCATAAATTTAAAATAAATAGGTTATAATGAAAACACTAAAACAACTACTATTAACAGAAGAGGATTTCTTTCCTAAATACCAGATCTATTGTGATATGGATGGGGTATTGACGAATTTTGAAAAAAGATTTGTAGATAAACTAAGAGAGGAAGGTCCTAAGTACTACTCAAAAGAAGTAATAAACCAGGTAACAAGGCCAAAGCATTTTGAAAAACTAGAAGGTCAAGAAGAATTTTGGAAATTCATTGATCAGTATGTTGGAATAGAGTTCTGGGCAGGAATGGAGTGGATGCCAAACGGAAAAACACTTTGGGAATTTATTCAACCATACAGTCCTAAAATACTATCATCACCTTCAAGAGATAATACCTCTAGGTTAGGAAAGAGATTATGGGTTAAAAACCATATAATAGAAACTTACGATACATTCCAAGCACCGGAAGTAATATTTAGATTTGGAGATGCTAAGGCTGATTTTGCAAATGAGAATACTATATTAATAGACGATAAACCATCCAATCTAGAGGCATTTACAGCCAAAGGAGGAACAGCCTTAGAGGTAAAAGATGGAGAGATAAACTCAGTTATAAGAACATTAAAATCATTAGGTTATGGGCGAGAGCTTACTTAAAAAAGAATTCAAATCAAAAGATGTAAATAGAGCTAGAAACCTAGTTAAAAAAGACTTCTCAGGAAAAACTATAGACGGAGTAGGATATGAAAAAGGATACGAACTTCATGAAGAAGGTGATATTTGGGAAGAGAATGGAAGAACTTGGACCATTAGGAATGGAATAAGACAGAACATAACTAAGCTAGATGCAGCAAAAAAAGCACTACAAGTACCACTAGCATGTCCTAAGTGCGGAGGACCAATGAAACACCATTTAGCTCAAAAGATGTACAAGATACATGGTTTTTGTTTTGATCCATGTACTGTTGAATATGAAGCTGAACTACGAAAAGCAGGGTTGTATAAGCAGTATGAAAAGTCTATGATGCAGGGGGGTATTAAAGCCTTTGCAAAAGACATAGAACAGTGGGTACTGGACAGTATAAATCATAGCGATACTTTTGTTACCGAACAAGGTGATATTGAATCTTGGGATAATAATAATACAGAATTTAAAACTAAAGCAATTGAGAGCTTACAAGACTTCTTAATGCATATAAAAAAGCATATTAAGGAGTAATACCTATTTTTACATATTTATTAGTATAACTAATAGATTATGTCAAAAGTAAAAACCAGTACCGGAGTTGCAAAAGTAGAAAAACCTAAGGTAGCAAGACCGGGTGTTCATTCAAAAACAAAAACATCGGCTTTGAAAAGTTCTAAAAACTATAAAAAACTATATGGTGGCCAAGGTAGATAACATACCAACTATATATGAACTTCTCAGAGAAGCTCTTGAACAAGAAGAACTTGTAGATATCAAGTACATAGAAGACCTACATGCAGTTATTGCCTCAGTAGGAGGTAAAAGAGTTGGTGCGCTTAGAGTTAAGCCATTCAAGGAGGGTTATCAAGTAGATACAGTATCGGTAAGTCCGGATTATAGAAAACTAGGAATAGGTACAGAGATGTACAGAGTTGCTTTCGAAGCTCTTCATTACTTATACTCAGATATGCACCAAACACCTGATGCAAAAAGAATCTGGGATAACTTAATAAACTCAGGAGAGGCTGAGAAAGCAGGAGAAAGATACAAGATGGTAAAACCAATATCAGCACTACAAGAGGCAGTAGGTAGCCGTAAGGGTGAACTATTAATTAAAAATAAGGAGTGTGATTAAATTAGCTGATTTAGTAAATGAAATGATGTTGCAAGAAGAGCTGGTTCAATCCGATGCTTGGAAAGCAATACAGAAAACTATTGACATTCTTAAGAAAAAAAAGAAAGTACTATTACTGAGCTGTTCAAATAGGCATAACTGGGATGACAATGATATTGATATTCCAAAATCAAAAATGATTGCAATATACCTTCACAGCCAGTTAGTAAATAACTCAGTATTAATTGACGTACCAGAACTAAACATATTTCCTTGTGAAGGAAATGTATCAAGAAAAGACGGTAATAGTTGTGGAGTGCTTAAAGCAGCACTTAAAGACAAGGATAAAAATCCATCAGGAAACCACAGATGTTGGGCAAGCTTCAATAATCCAAAAGATGAATTATGGAAAATATCTAAAGAGCTATTTGAATCCGATGCAGTTATATTTTTTAGTTCTATTAGATGGGGACAAACAAATATGTTTTATCAAAACTTAATTGAAAGATTAACTTGGATTGAAAATAGACACACAACTTTAGGAGAATCAAATTTAATAAAGGATGTTCAATCTGGCTTTATATGTGTGGGTCAAAACTGGAATGGAGAGTTTGTTAGCCAAACACAGAAAGACGTTCATAAGTTTTATGGATTTAAGCCAAACAACGACTTGTACTGGAATTGGCAATACACTAAAAATATAAATGACGAGACACAAAAATCTTATAAAAATTCACATAAGAAGTTTATAGAGGATACTAAGATACCGGATAATATAAAATAGAAGATGAAGAAAAGTATATTAAAGGAATTAATTAGGGAGATTCTACAGGAGGAATCCAAAGGCTTATGGGCTAACATAAGAGCAAAGAGAGAAAGAGGTGCCAAACCATCTCATCCAAATTCAAAAGCTTTTAAAGATGCAGTAAAAGCAGGAAAGAAAATATCATCTATGAAAGAAAATACTATCGACTTTACTTCGTTAGAAAAAGAACTAGATAATATATTCAGCAAATATGATGTAGATATAAGCTTCACAACTCACTTTAAAGAAAGAGTGCTTGAAAGAGGATTAACTGAGGAAGATATTGTGGAATTAGTTCATAAAGTTGTAGATAAGTACGGGGAAAAAGTAGCGGATCTGCCGAAAGATCAGAACGTAGTATTCTCAGACCTATCAAGACTGGTAGACATTGCAGCTGTTTCCGGTGGATTTGGAGCAGATTACTTAAAAGATCTTATTTTTAAAACAGCATATAAACGGTTCGACAAATCCGAACCTGAATTTAAGACCAATAGTTCATCTCCAAAGCTAACAGTACAGGAAGATATAGACGACCCTGTTAAACCAGGCATTTTAAAAGACAGATTAGGTAAGCTGTCCTGTACAAAAGTAAGAGCTGAAAAAGCAAAACTGAAAGATAAGGGTACCCATTATGCAAAAGCACTACAGAGGTACTTAAACTATCACTGCAAGTAATCGTAAAACGTAGATAAAATTCATATATTTAGAAAATGAAAAAATTAAGAAAGCCAGTTAAAGAAACAACTGTACCTGCAACAGTATCATATAGGGGAAATAAACCAGATAAGGTATTGAAGGTAGATCCTACCGATCAAGAGACAATAAACAATATTAAGACAGATCCAAGTATAGATCATGCTTCTGTAGGAGATAGAAAAATTAAAGAAGAAGTAGGAAAAGCTTATACCAAAGAAGAAGCTGCCGCAGTTGCTTTCAAGGTAAGAACAGTGCTTGATAACACTCTTGCAGCCGAGGGTGACGAGGTTCATAAGACACCAGAAGGTAAGGCAGATATAAAAGCTACAGCAGGAGAAAATAAGTTTACACTTATAGTAAATTATGGAGACAATGTAGAAGCTTCTAACGATACCTTTAAATTTAAACTAGATCCAGCAACACAGTCAATCCTAGATCAAGAAGGAAATCCATTAGTTAAATTTCAAATAACATCAGGAAATAGAGTTAGTTTACCTGCCGACCTATTACAGGAGAAACTATCAGAAGTCTTAGTGAAATACAGAGGTCAAGCAGCCGCTGCAGAACCTATGACGAATCCAGAAGAGACAGAAGACATGATTCCGGAAGGAGACATGAACAGTCCTGTGGCTATAAAGCTAAGAGCAGCTAAAATGGCAGTACCGTCACCAAAAGAGAAAAAACCATCTGCAAGTAATTTAGCAAAGATAAAAGCTCTAGAGGCAGAAAGAGAGAGGGTAATTACAGATATGGAGCAAGAGGCTGAACTAGAAGGAGGTCCAATTGCAGATAAGTACGCAACAATGTTAGGTAGAATTGATAGAGCTGTTGCTAAGTTAAAAAGTATAAGAGAGGACCTATCTGAATCACCAGCACACAGATTCACTGAAGAAGAATTTGCTACACTAAAACAAGCTTATGCAGACAATGGATTAGGCGGATTAAAAACCGGGCTAACAGACAATGGAGACATTCATGTATATGTATCATCAGATGCTATATTTGACAAAGCTTGGGAAGTTGCTAAAAATGCCGGACTAAAAGCATGGGAGATTCAATTCGCTGAACGCTTTGGTGGAGCAGGGTTGAAATATGTAGCTGAAAAATTAGGACCTAACTCTAAACCAGAAACATACATAAAGGATTTTGAAAAATCTGATGCTCCTCAATTTAAAGGAAAATCAAAAGAAAAGAAAAGACAGATGGCTATTGCAGCTTATATGTCTAACAAAAATGAAGCATTAGATCCAGTTGGACAAGAGGACGAGGATATCAACAACGACGGAGAGGTAAATTCAACCGATAAGTATTTAGGAAAAAGAAGAGAAGCTATTTCTAAAAATATGAAAGAAGATCTAGACCTTGGACACCAAGATGACGAACCAGGAATGCTAAAAGGTAATGTTTACCAAATAGCTAAGAATGCAGTAGAATTATACAAAGCATTACAAGCATTTGAAGGACACGGAGAAGTGGATTTTCCTCACTGGTGGCAGTCTAAAATTATAAGAGCAGCGGACGATATACAGTGTGCTAAAGAGTACTTAGAGTTCGAAACCAAAGAACCAGCTATCGATGCTGCAATTAATACACTAGGAGAAGCAAAAGGTACTTGTTGCCATAAATGCGGTCATGTACACGTTAAAGGTACTGCACACCCAACACCTTACTTAACAGGTCAAAAAAACTGTAAATTTAGAGATTAATGAAAAGATCAGAATTAAGAGACCTACTACTAGAAGCATACATAGAGGTCCTAAGAGAAACACCAGAAGTACCTGTACTAAAGACATCTACCCAAGAAATACTAGGTAAGTTCCCAACAGTTAAGAAGACGTTAGTTAGCTTACTTACCCCTGAATATGATGAATTTGTAGAAGATGTAAAATGGGTAGCACCAAAACCGTCTACCTTTTCAGTTGTACTTAAGAACGGACAATCATTCTACTTAAAATGGCTAGGAAAAGGCTTTGAAGCTCAAATTGAAGGAAAGAACTATTACCTACTAGGCACAGCGTCATACCAACAAGCGTTAGACAAGTTAAACGATATACTTAAGAACGGCCCAATCTCACAAGGTGAAGAACCAGGAGGAGAAGCATTTGGAGCAGTACCACCAGAAGCAGCAGCCGGAGGCGGTGGTGGAGGTGAATTTCCAGGAGAAGAAATACCAGCAGAAGAACCAGGGGCAGAAGAATTTGAAAGTCCCGAGGAAGAAACCCCGGAAGCATTATAGAGGTACAGACAGGTAAACTACTTTTAGATAAAAAGAAACTATTTATAAACAAAATAAAAAACACAATGGCAGATAACTTTAATTTAAGAACATTCCTATCAGAGAATAAACTTACAAAAAACGCACAACTTCTAGCAGAAACTAAAGAAGAGACCCAGGAAGAAGGTTACTCACCGAAATCAAAACTAGAGCAAGTAATTCAAGCAGCTTGGGCAGAAAAAGACCTAAACAGAGCAAAACAGTTGGTTATTGACTTAATTGAGCCTTCAAGAATAAACTCAAAACAACAAATTCTAGATACTTTAAAAAGCATCAACAATAAAGGTAAGTTAGATCAATATCTAGCAAACTCTTTATTGAAGTTTGAAAAATTAGGATTAAGTGAAACTGAAGGTGAGTTAGAAGAGGAAAACGCTGTACCAGAAGATTCCACAGATATGGCAATAGATATGATGAAAAACGGATTGCCAAGAGAAGATGTAAGAGAATCAAAATTAACTGCTAGAGAAAAACGCCTAGTAGAGATGGTTGAAGATGCTCTAGGACTAGAAGGACATGGGGACGATAATGCAATCTTCAAAGCTGAAAAAAGAGGAGAACCAGCACCACAGGGTCCTACTTATTCAGAAGGAGAAGAAATGGTAAAAGAAAATCCACTTCCAAAATACGAGAACATTGAGAAATTAATGCAAGAGATAGAAAAGGAGACTGACAAAGCAGGCCACGATTATAAAGTATCTAGAATGAAAGAAGTAGCTAATGCTTTGGAAGAAAAAGCAACAGGACTTGAAGAAGGAGAAAATGCTGAGCATATCGATATTACGAAACTTAAGCAGATGAAAAAAGATGTTATGGCGTTAAGAAAGAATATCGAGAAGTTAGAAAAAATAGGAGAGAAAAAGTTTAAAGAAAAAGAAGTTAAAAAAGAAGATAAGTAATTCTAAAAATAAAAGACTAGCCCACCCCACAAAGGTGGGTTTTTTTATACCTTTATATTTATAGTATATAAATATATAACATGTCACAACAAGATATAAAACAAATAGTTGCACAAGAGTACCTAAAGTGCTCAAAAGACCCAGCTTACTTCATGAGGAAGTATTGCTATATACAACATCCAACAAGAGGTAGAATTCTATTTAATCTCTACCCATTCCAAGAAGGCGTACTTCACCTATTTAGAGATGAGAAATTCATCATCACCTTAAAGTCAAGACAGTTAGGAATATCAACATTAGCCTCTGCATATGCATTATGGTTAATGGTTTTCCATAAAGATAAGAACGTACTAGCACTTGCAATCACTCAAGCAACAGCTAGAAACCTTGTAACTAAAACGATTTTCATGTATGAGAATCTACCAAAATGGCTACAATTACCTTTTACAGAAAAGAATAAATTATCACTAAGACTTAAAAACGGTTCTAAAATAACAGCTAAATCATCTAATTCAGATGCTGCTCGTTCGGAAGCAGTATCACTACTTTTAATAGATGAGGCTGCGTTTATTGATAATATCGAAGAAACGTTTACTGCAGCACAACAAACCCTTGCTACCGGAGGTCAATGTATGGCATTGTCCACACCAAATGGAGTAGGTAACTGGTTCCACAAGACCTGGGAAAAAGCCGAATCAGGAGAGAATGGATTCATACCAGTTAAATTACGGTGGGATGTACATCCGGAAAGAGAACAGTCCTGGAGAGATGAACAGACAAGACAGCTGGGAGAAAAGCAAGCCGCCCAAGAGTGCGACTGCGACTTCCTATCATCAGGGGATACTGTATTCGAAGTAGAGAATATGTCTTTCTATGAAGAAACATATCAGAAAGAACCTGTAGAGAAGAGGGGAGTTGATAGCAATTTATGGGTATGGGAGTCACCTGACTACAATAAGTCCTACATGGTTGTAGCTGACGTTGCTAGAGGTGATTCTACTGATTATTCTGCCTTTCATGTATTCGATATTGAAGCAGTAACACAGGTAGCCGAATATAGGGGCAAGATATCACCCAAGGACTACGGAAACGTACTGGTAGGAATAGCCTCAGAATACAATGATGCATTACTTGTAGTAGAGAACGCCAATATTGGATGGTCAACAATAGAACAAATTGTAGAAAGAGAATACAAAAACCTATATTACTCATCAAGATCCGATCAAGAAACAGTTGAATCATATATGGCTAAATACGAAAGAGATAAACTAGTACCAGGATTTACAATGTCTCTTAAGACTAGACCTCTGGTAATAGCTAAGATGACGGAGTATGTAAGGGAAAGATCGGTTCTTATACAGTCCAAAAGGTTATTAGGAGAAATGCGTGTATTCATATGGAGAAATGGAAAGGCACAGGCACAGTCAGGGTATAATGATGACTTAGTTATGTCTTTTGCAACAGGACTATATGTAAGAGATACTGCCATTCGTATGAGACAGCAGGGTATGGACCTAACCCGTGCCACTATGAGCACCTTCACAGCCCTAAATCAAAGAACAGCATCACCGGTTTATAACGTTGCTCCAATGCAGAATAATCCGTACCTTATGCAGACGCCAAACGGACAAGAAGATCTTTCCTGGCTATTAGGATAACGCACTATTTATAAATAAAACATTTTACAATGGCAGAAAGAAATTTGTTCAACTCCCTACAGAGACTGTTCTCAACAGATATTTTAGTAAGAAACGTAGGAGGTACTGAACTAAAAATTGCTGACGTAAATCAAATTCAGACAACCGGAAAGTACCAAACTAACTCGTTACTGGATAGATTTTCTCGTTTATATATCTACAACAATAAGAATATATTCAACCCTAACCTTAATTATCAGACATTAAGGATTCAATTATATTCAGATTATGAAGCAATGGATTCCGATCCACTTATTGCATCTACCTTAGATGTACTAGCAGATGAATCTACCTTGAAAAATGATATGCATGAGGTACTATCAATTAAATCCTCAGATGAGAATATTCAGAGGGTACTTTACAACCTATACTACGATATATTAAATATTGAATTCAACCTCTGGTCTTGGACTAGAAATATGTGTAAGTATGGTGACTTCTTCTTAAAACTAGAGATCTCAGAAGAATTTGGAGTTTATAACGTACTTCCTTACACGGTCTACCATATGGCTAGATACGAAGGACAGGATAAAAATAATCCTGCCAAAGTAACCTTCACTATTGATCCAGATGGACTTGCTTCTTCAGCAGATCCAAACTACATTCCAAAATCAAATAAGACTATTATTACTTTAGAGAACTACGAAGTAGCTCACTTTAGGTTAATATCAGATACCAGCTACCTGCCATATGGTAGATCTTATATTGAACCAGCTAGAAAGATTTACAAGCAATTGACTTTGATGGAAGATGCGATGTTAATTCACCGTATCATGAGAGCTCCTGAGAAGAGAATGTTCTACGTTAATGTAGGTTCTATTCCACCAAACGAGGTAGAGCAGTTCATGCAAAAGACTATTAACAGTATCAAGAAAACTCCATATGTTGATCCACAAACAGGTGACTACAACCTAAGATTCAACATGATGAATATGATGGAGGATTTTTACCTTCCAGTTCGTGGAGGAGATACTTCAACTCGTATTGAAACAACTAAAGGATTAGATTACGACGGTATTAAGGATATTGAGTACTTAAGAGATAAGATGTTTGCTGCACTAAAAGTACCAAAAGCATATTTTGGATACGAAAAAGACCTAACAGGTAAAGCAACTCTTGCAGCAGAAGACATTCGTTTTGCTAGAACGGTAGAGAGAATTCAAAGAATCTTAGAAAGCGAATTAACTAAAATTGGATTAGTTCACCTATACGCTCAAGGATTTAAAGGAGAATCTCTAACTAACTTTGAGATTAAGTTAACTACACCATCTATTATCTATGAGCAAGAGAAGGTAGCGTTAATGAAAGAGAAAATAGATCTAGCTCGTCAAATGCAAGAGACCAAGTTATTCTCTTCAGACTATATCTACGATAATATCTTTAACTTATCAGAAGATACTTATAACGAAATGAGAGATCTAGTTAGAGAAGATGGTAAACGAGCATTTAGATTATCTCAAATTGAAAACGAAGGGAATGACCCAGTAACAACAGGACAGTCTTATGGAACACCTCATGATCTAGCTACAATCTACGGTAGAGAGCAAGGAGAGGTGCCGGCTGGTTATAATGAAAATGATGTTAAACCTGAAGGAAGACCTAGGGAGAAATTCTCCATATTAAGAACCCAGAAAGACCCGGTAGGAGGAAGAGATAGATTAGGTGTTCATGGAATGAAGGGAGGTTATCCAAGTGATAATGAGAATGTAAAAGAAAATACGTTATCAACTAAAGCTGTATTCTTAAGAAACAAAGATATTTTTTCTAACAAAAAACAGCTAATCTTTGAGAAACAAGAAGAAATAGAATCGGATTTACTTAATGAAAATAACATTCAGGATTTAGATAATTAACTCCTATTTATAACAAAGATAATTATAGACATGCGTATTAAACATAGCAAGTATAAAAACACTGGACTTATATTTGAACTACTGGTAAAGCAGATAGCAGCAGATACACTATCTAGTAAAGAATCGCCTGCTGTAAAGATAATGAGAAAATTCTATACAGGAAATACTTCTTTAGTAAAAGAATTTAAACTATACGATTATATTTTAAAGAATAAAGGAGTAGGAGCTAAAAAGGCAGAAACAATTTTAGGAACTATTACTGAGATTGCAAAAAAGATAGATGCAACTACTTTAAAAAAACAAAAATACGAGTTAATAAAGGAGCTAAAAAACCATTACGACTTAGAAGAATTCTTCTCAATTAAAGTTGAAGCCTATAAACCATTAGCAGCACTGTATTGCTTATTGGAGGCTCAAAATACTCCCAACGAAACAGATCCATCTGTTTTTGTAGACAATAAGACTACAATTCTTGAGCACTTAACTCAAGCAAAACAGACAGACCAAGACAAGGATACTATGATGGAGGAGTACTCCAAGTACGATAAAGACCTACGCCTTCTTACCTATAAGATTCTTTTAGAGAAATTCAACTCACAATATGGAGACTTACTTCCAGAACAAAAGAATATACTAAAAGAGGTAATTGTATCAGTTAACTCATCAACTAGATTGAGAAACATTTACAACGAAGAGGTAGTTAAATTGCAGGAAAGTATTAACACCTACAAGAAAAACGTAACTGACGAAATAGTTAAGATTAAGTTAGAGGAAGTATCTAAAGCAATCACTCCGATAAAAAATACACAAAAAGTAGACGACAATCACCTAGTTTCTTTAATGCAATACTATGAATTAGTAAACGAGTTAAAAAATCTATGAAAAGATCACAAATAGTTGAAGCAGTCCGGGAAGTATTAGAGGAGATGAGCATGACAGGAGCAGTTGGAGGATACCTAACACCTAAAGCATTCGCAAAAAAAGGTCAAGGTAAAAATGCAGCTACAAAACAAGGAGAAAGATTAGGTTTTAAAACAGTAGAGAAAAAAAAGAGACCTTATAATACAAAAATGTTTACTTACTTAGACGAAAAAAAATAACATGAGAACATTACAAGAAAAATATAACGGAGTAAATGAAGGAGCATTCTCAAAAGATCAGTTCTTAAGAGATGCTAGATTACAATTACCTAACCTAGTTACCCGCTTCAATGGATATGATGATGCTGTTCAAATTCTTAAGAACAGAGGGATGATTCAAGAGGCTATGGAACAGGATATTGATCAAGAAGATACTACTCCCGAAATAATAATCTCACCAGAAGCAGCTTATATTCATCAAATCACAGGAGTTGGTCAACATGGTGCCCAACACTTTGTAGACGATAACGGATTGGATGCAAAAAAGCTAGCCGATTACGTTAGACAGCATAACAATTCTACAGAAAAATACGATGTACGAGATATTATTACCGGTACAGGTAAAGGTGCTATCGAAGGCTTTCGAAAAAGATTTATTGATCAGTTTAGAGAGTACCCCGTAGCTGAAGAAAAGAGAAGAGACCCAGAAGCTGAATTGATGGATCGACTAGACAGGTTAAGTCCTAAACAAATTATGCAACTGGTTGGACTTTTAGGACAAGATGCACTTAATAAGTTTATCAAATACGTAGATAAAAATAAACCAGAAAGCTTAAAAGAAGCTAGACTTACCAATAAAAGCTTAACAGATTACAGATACAAAGCAACTAACGATATGGACAAATATCCATATGAGCAAATCTTAAGAGGATTAAGAGTTGAGTTAGAAGGGTTACAAGTAACCGGTACACCAACGGCGGAAGAATATAAAAAGGCATTAGCTAAAGTTCTTAAGAATTTAGAGAAAGATGAAATCTTCTACACAAATCAAGTAGCAGGAATTAGCAAAAAAGTTGACCTACATGACAAGATGGTTGATGTAAAGAAAGATAATGCAGTAGATACTTTTAATGGATTAAAAAAAGCACAACTAAAAGAGGGCTTTAAAAAGTTAATTAAGAATATCTTGAAAGAAAATTCAGAAATCAGCGGATTATATGATGATGAAGAAAAATATGAAAGAGAAGAAAAATACGGATCATATGAAGAGCCGGTAGAAGACGAAGAATTTGAATTACAAGAAGCTAAAGAAGATTCATACTACAAAAGTGAATTAGCAGATTATTTAGAGGATAACCAAATCTACGGATATACAGACAGGATTCACGATATCATGACAGGTCCAGATGAGGCTGAAAATATAGATGAGTTAATAAGATTTTTAGAAGATAATCAAATCTACGGATATGGTAGAGGAATTGAAGCAATCTATGCAGATTATCCATATGATCAGCACTGGATGAATCAACCAGACGAAGCTGAAGATGATGATATCTCACATCCAAGAGGGTATGAAGAAGCTACTGACGAAGAAAATTTTGATGATTTATTTGAAGAAACAGACACAGAAGCAGATAAGAATATGGTTCGTAAATTTATGACAATGTACGAAACTGAACCTTCTAAGTTTGAAAGATTACACAAGCAAGCAGCAACTCAAGCAGATACTAATAAGGGTATAGAATACAAACACTTATTAAGTTTATTGAATAGAGCAAAAGCAGGAGCTTTGAAAAGTTTATCAAACCAGGATAGATTTGAAGCAGACAGAGAGGGGATAAATGAAGAATCTGATGATGATAAACTTGCTAGATATAAAAAGTACAAATATACACTAGATGGTAAAGAAGTAAGCCCTAATGTAGGGTATTTCAACAACTACCTTGGTGCTGATTTAGATGATAAAGTATATAGCCTAGGATCACCAGACGAAAAAGGAGTAGTAGCACTTAAGCCACGTACAGGAAAAACAGGAATGTATACCGAAAGTATCTTTGAAACAGTATCATTAAAAGACATACTATAATGAACAACCTATTAATAAATGTAACTCCTTTCAAAGGGATACTTACTGAATCGAAAACCAGACCAGGTGTTTCCGAAGTGGTAGGTATCATGCAAAGAGCAGGTGCCAAGAACCAAAATGGAAGAATCTATAAAAGAGACATTCTTGAACAAGAAGTTCAAAAATACATTGAGAACTTTGTTAAAGTAGGTAATGCTTATGGTGAATTAGACCATCCAGAATCTGCTATTGTATCTTTAAAAAATGCATCCCATGTAGTAAAAGAATTATGGTGGGAGGGAGACGACCTAATGGGTAAAGTAGAACTATTAAACACACCCTCAGGAAACATCGTAAAAGAGATTCTAAAAGGAGGACATACAATAGGAATTTCTTCAAGAGGAACAGGATCGGTAACACAGACAAACGAAGGTACTTTAATGGTACAGCCGGACTTTGAATTAGTATGCTGGGACTTTGTATCAAATCCATCCACTCAAGGAGCTTTTATGAATCCAATCTCTTTGAACGAAGGAAAACAAACAGTAGGAAAATACGATAAGTTAGATTCAATTATTAACAACATATTAAGAGCATAATGGAAAAAGATTTTAACATACATGAGTGGCAAGCAAAGTATTTGAAGGAAAATGCAGGAATGTCAATGGAGAAAATTGTAGATGCATTACTAGATACCAATGACGGACCAATAGGACCAAGATCTGTAATATACAGAGCACTTGAAGGTGCACAATATAAACAAGCGTCATTAGACGATCTAGCAGATGCAGTACTAGAGGCTTTAGATGTTATAGAGAAAGAAGGAGGTAGTTTAGATTCTACTGAATTCAGATAAAAAAATACAAGCTACAGAAACACACCCACCCCAAAAAGGTGGGTTTTTTATGTTTTGAAAACAGTAGTATATTTATATACGAATATACCATCTCTATATGGTATCTACTACAAAGTAAAATCACATTACGCTACTACTTAATAAGCGTACGACAAATCACAAAACAAAATGACAAACAAAGATTTATTTAAGCAAGCAATTGCCGAGGCTAAAACTATTCGTGAGGCTGCAATTACCAACGCTAAAGAAGCTCTAGAAGAATCATTAACTCCTCATTTAAAAGAAATGCTTGCTGCAAAATTGCAAGAAATGGAATTAGAAGAAGAAGTAGATGAAAACCTAAACAACACAAACCCGGAAGACGATCAAGATGATTTCTTGAAAGGACAAGTAGGGGAAGGTGAAGACGATGAGCCAACTGAAGAAGAGGAAGAAGTAGCTGACGAAGAAGAAGGAGCTGAAGAAGAGCCTGCCGAAGAGGAAGAAGAAATGGAAATCGAAGATATGTCTGTAGAGGATCTTAAAGATTTAATCAGAGATATCGTTGCACAAGAAGTAGGTCACGAAGAAGGTGAAGAAGAATTGGGTCCTGAAGGGGATGAGCTTCCAGCCGATGATATGACTGGAATGGAGCCAGAGCAAGATGACGAAATCAACATTGACGAACTTTTAGCAGAACTAGAAGGAGATAACGAAGATAGTCAACAAGAGAAACCAGATACTTTGGAGGATTACAACAAAGCTACTGCACAAGAACTTGAGGAAGCTATGGCAACAATTCAAGAATTAAGAGGTCAACTTCAAGAAGTTAATCTTTTAAATGCAAAATTACTTTATGTAAATAAGGTTTTCAAATCAAATAACTTAACTGAAGGGCAAAAAGTAAATGTTATCGCAGCATTTGACAAAGCCGAAACAGTAAGAGAGGTAAAATTAGTTTTCGAAACAGTTTCTAAAAACGTAGTTGCTAAAAAGCCAACAGCAATTAAGGAACATAAATCATTTGCATCTAAACCAACCGGTACTACAGCTGCTGCTCCTAAAAAAGAAGTAATCAACGAAGTATCAGAGCAAGTTAAAAGAATGCAAATATTGGCAGGAATTATCAAACAATAAAAAAACAAATTAAAACACTTTTAATCAACACATGGAATTAAATCAATTATTAGAAGGTTCAAACAACTACAAGACATTACAAGCAGATGCTGCTCGTTTGTCTGGTAAATGGGCCAAGTCAGGATTGTTAGAGGGGATCTCTAATGTAAATGACAGAAACAACATGGCTATGATTCTTGAGAATCAAGCAAAACAAATCGTATCTGAAGCAACTGCTACAGGTAACGGTGCAATCGGAACTGCAACAGGTGGTGCTGAGCAATGGGCTGGTGTAGCTTTACCATTAGTACGTAAAGTATTCGCTCAAATCTCTGCCAAAGACTTCTTATCAGTACAACCAATGAACTTGCCTTCTGGGCTTGTATTCTATTTGGATTTCAAATATGGAACAAACGAAGCAGGATTTGGATTAAACAACATGTACGGTAACGTATCTACAGCTAACTCTAAAATTGGAGTAGATAGTGAAGTATCTGGAGGTTTATATGGAGCAGGTCGTTTTGGTTATTCAATGAATAACTACACAGCATCTCATCCATCTGTTACAAACGGTACAGCTACCTCAGCTTCTATCAACTACCAAGATGGTATTAACCCATCTGAGTTTAAAACAGTAACAGTACCGTTATCTTCTTTATCAGGTTCAGATTCAGAAGCAGTAAGAGCATTTAGAATTCTTTCTGCATCAGTAGACGTTACATCTCACCCTGAGTTGACTACAATAAGTGGAACTAACGTAGTATTCGTAGTAACAGGATCTGTACTAGGAGCTGCAGCAGCAATTGCCCCAGCAAACGTTGTATACTCAGTTCAACCAACTGATAGTTCAAGAGGTGACTTCGAGGATGGATCAACAAAAGTGCCTGGATCAGGAATCCAAGCTCCAGCTACAATTGTTATCCCTGAAATCAATGTATCATTAGCTTCTGAAGCGATTGTTGCTAAAACACGTAAATTGAAAGCTCAATGGACTCCAGAGTTCGCACAAGATTTGAACGCTTACCATTCAATTGATGCTGAAGCAGAATTAACATCTTTACTTTCTGAGTACATCTCTATGGAGATCGATTTGGAATTGTTAGATATGTTGATTCAAGATGCAGCAACAACTGAAAAATGGTCAGCTAGAAACAATAAAGTATGGACTGGAACAGCTTGGTCAACAGCTACTGCTGCTTCAACAGACTTCTACAACACTCAAGGTACTTGGTTCCAAACTTTAGGAACTAAAATCCAAAAAGTATCTAACAAAATTCACCAAAAAACATTACGTGGAGGTGCAAACTTCTTAGTAGTATCTCCAACAGTTGCAACAGTATTGGAATCAATTCCTGGATATGCTGCTGATACTAACGGTGACAAAATGGATTTTGCAATGGGTGTTCAGAAAGTAGGTAACTTGAATTCTCGTTTTAGAGTTTACAAAAACCCTTACATGACTGAAAACACTATCTTGTTAGGATACAGAGGATCTCAATTCTTGGAAACAGGTGCGGTTTACGCTCCATATATTCCATTGATGATGACTCCATTAGTGTACGATCCAAACACCTTCACTCCACGTAAAGGTATCATGACTCGTTACGCTAAGAAAATGATTCGTCCTGAGTTCTACGGTAAAATCTTCGTTAGTGATATTAACACTATCTAAGAATAACCTAGAATACAAAATTAAAGAGAGCTTCGGCTCTCTTTTTTTATGTCCAATATTTTCGTATATTTATAGGAAACACTAACGTTATATAAATGGCTTCAAACCACCACACCGATGAGGTTTTCACACAAAAAAGAAAACCTAAAAACCCAATTAAGTTCAATCTCCAACTTAATGAAGAACAAAAACAAGCAAAAGCACTTATTGTTGAAAACCCAGTAGTCGTACTAAAAGGAATGGCAGGTTCAGGAAAGACGCTAGTAGCAGTACAAGCAGCTCTAGATATGCTATTCAGTAGAGAGGTGGAAAAGATCATCATAACAAGACCAACCGTGGCTAAAGAAGAACTAGGCTTCTTACCAGGCGATCTTAAAGAAAAGATGGATCCTTGGTTAGCACCAATTTATCACAACTTATACATGCTATATGGAAAGGATAAGGTTGATAAAGAACTTGAATACGGCAATATAGAGATTGTACCATTTGCTTTTATGAGAGGAAGGACGTTTGTTAATTCCTTTGTAATTGTAGATGAGGCACAAAACGTAACTCACGATCAAATGGAAACTGTGCTAGGAAGACTTGGTAAAGGATCTAAGATGGTAGTATGTGGAGATTTAGCTCAAATTGATTTAAAAGTAAAAAAAGAAACAGGGTTTTCTTTCTTAACTAGAGTTGAAGAACAAGTAAAAGGATTCAAAGTATTTGCTTTGAAGGCAAACCACAGACATGAGATCGTTTCTCCTATCCTAAAAGTATATCAAGACTTCAGAGATTAAACTAAGTTGCTATTTATTAATAAACTAGTATAATGGCAAACATCTCTATATGGAATGGTAGTTCTACTTTTGCAGCAGGACAAACCCCATTCGGATTTTACGATGCAGATCCAGAATTTACAGGCTCGGCCGATAAAGTAGCTTCATTCTGTGCAATACGTTTAGGGTATCCTTTAATGGATGTTGAACTAAACTCAGGATCTTTCTATGCTTGCTTTGAAGAAGCAATAACCACATACGGTAACGAGGTATACCAGGCACTCGCTGTTCAGAATTATATTTCTCTAGAAGGAGGAGATACAGGCACTCCTTTAAACAATGTAGTAGTTACTCCATCCTTGCAGAACACAGTTAGAATATCTTCAGCCTATGGATCAGAGGCAGGAGTAGGTGGTCATGTAACCAAGCACACAGGTTCATTAAACGTAACACAAGGTCAGCAGGAATACGACCTAAACCAGTGGGCAATTGACCAAGGAATTACAGGTAGTATTGAAATTAGAAAAGTATTCTACGAAGCACCACCTGCTATTTTAAGATACTTTGACCCTTATGCAGGTACCGGAACTGGTATTCAGTCCCTTATGGATGCGTTTGACTTTGGATCTTACTCACCAGGAGTTAATTTCCTTTTAATGCCTATCTCTTATGATATTTTAAAAGTACAGGCAATTGAATTTAACGATCAAGTAAGAAAATCAGCATACTCTTTTGAGATAGTAAACAACCACTTAAAATTATTCCCAGTACCAACAAGATCTGGGGTGATATGGTTTGAGTATTATAAACTAACAGAAAAACAAGCCCTAAGCGATAATGCAAACACCGCTGGAGGAGCACAAGGAGGAGCAGGACCTATATCTAATATATCAAATGTACCGTATAATAATCCAACCTATACAAGTATAAATGCAATAGGTAGGCAATGGATTTATCGATATACTTTAGCTTTGGCAAAAGAATTATTGGCATATGTTAGAGGTAAGTATACCACAGTACCAGTTCCAGGTTCGGAAGCTACACTAAATCAACAGGACTTATTAGCAGACGCTAGGTCAGAAAAAGCAGCATTGATTGAGAATTTAAGAACAATTTTAGACGGAACTTCTAAAGTAGCACAATTGGAAAGAAAATCACAGGAAGCAGGTTACCTATCGGATGTGTTAAAAGAAGTACCAATGGTAATATACGTAGGATAATGAAACTAAGAGACTTATTAACAGAAGTAACCTTTACAATGTACCAGGGTTTGATACGAATCGGTCATTCAGATGAAATATCAGCATCAGAGGTAGCCGATTTTGTAAGAGCCATGCCCGGGGTAACCCGTGTAACGGCAATCGATTCTAACGAAGATACGAACGTAGTTGTATTAAAGGTAAAAATACTTACATCAAAACCAGGGTCAGTTGTATTTGCAAAATTAAAAAAGGATACTTTTAGATTGGTTCCCAATATTAAAAAAGTAGAAGTATCTGAAAAATCTATAGAAACAGTAGGTAGCTAATGATATTTGGAAGCCAGAGAGACTTTGCACTTTTTGTAAATATAAACAGAGAGTTGCTATCCGATGTAGTAGAGCAAGAAATTCTTTACTACAAAATGTCTTTAGAACAAACTCAAGCCAATATATATGGTGAAGCAGCCGATAAAGTATTCTGGTCACCAGTTAAACTGAACTGTTTAATTAAAAGAGGTGATCAGCAAACCACAGTAGATGACTTTGGTCCAGACAGTAGTCGTGATGTAGAATTTGCATTCCTTAGACAAGATCTAAAAGATACAAATACCTTCCCTGAGGTAGGGGATATCATCATGTGGAATGAAGATTACTATGAAGTGGATAACACCACGGAGAACCAGTTATTCCTAGGGAAAGACGAGAACTATGCACTAACCACTTATGGACCAGACTTCGGAGGTACATTATCAATTATTTGCATTACTCACTTAACAAGAGCAGACAAAGTAGGAGTAGTTAAACAGAGAATCTAATGGCCACATCAAGAAAACCAATACCGAAATCACAAGTCGAGATATCTCAAGACACTATCGAACCGTATTTGAATAACGGCAAGGCTCCTGTACCTTCTACTAAAAAAAGAGAAAATCAGAGAACTAGAAAGAATGACGATGTAAAACAATTCTCAGTTGGACTAAAAGACGCAGATGAGGCAATCTTTTACTACTTTAACAACGTAATCAGACCATCAGTTATTCAAAATGGAACTAAAATAAACGTACCGGTACTGTATGGTTCACCAGAAAGATGGGCTGCAATGCAGAAAGATGGGTTTTACAGAGACAATAATGGCAAAATCCAGACTCCACTTATTATGTTTAAAAGAGATTCTGTTGAAAAAAATAGAACTCTAGGTAATAAATTGGATGCAAATAATCCAAATCATTTTGGTATTTTTCAAAAAAGATACTCGCAAAAGAATTTCTACGATAACTTTGCTGCATTAAATAACAGAGAGGCTGTTACAGAATACTACGGAGTAATTATGCCAGACTATGTTAATTTAGTCTACTCTTGCACTGTATTTACAGAGTATGTAGAGCAAATGAACAATATAGTGGAATCAATTAACTTTGCATCAGACTCATATTGGGGTGATCCGGAAAGATTCAAATTTAGAGCTGCAATTGATACTTATACAACAGTAACTGAATTGGTACAAGGAGGTGATAGAACGGTTAAGACTTCGTTTCAAATTAAGATAGCAGGGTACATTGTACCGGATTCTATTAATACAAATATTGGAAACTCAAATAAGTACTTCTCTAAAGCAGCAGTTAGGTTTAGTTTAGAAACAGCAGGATCAAGTGAAATTTTAAATGCTAAAGCATCTACACCAGCCTCAGCAGCACCAAGTAGATTCTTTGACGCTGCTCCAGCAGGAGGATCAACAGGAGGATCAGGAATGACAGCAGAGCAAATAGCTTATGTAGGATTGGTAACAACAGCAGTAGCCGATTTAGTTATCACCGATGACGCTACATTCAATAACAGGACAATAGCTACTCCACCAGACGGATTCCCAGCCATAACAGAAGCAGACTTTACTGTTTACATAAATGGTGTTCCAATTCCAACAGCAAATAGAACAACACAACAATCAGGAAGTAACATAAGAGTTGCATTTCTTGATTTAGGTTTTGCCTTAGATTCATCAGACCAGGTAATATTAGTAGGTAAATTTAGTTAAGAGATATGTCATTAAAGTTAATTCAAAGCAAACAAATAAGTGCAAATTTAACAGGATCTTTATTTGGTACTGCTTCATATGCCTCTTCTATTGGACCACTAACCCAAGATGTTAGCATTGTTGGTAACTTAAGTGTAATAGGAACTTCATCTTTTACTTACTCAACAGCATCAATTGTTCAAGTTGGGTCAAACATAATCACACTCAACACAGACAATCCAGCCACTAGATTTGGAGGAATAACAGTAGTTGATTCAGGATCGTTTGGTAACAGTTCAACTGGATCAATCTTTTGGGATTCATTAAACAATAGATGGATTTATTCTAACCCATCAGGATCATCTTACGATGGTGGTATGTTAATTTCTGGTCCTAGAAACTCTTCAGGAATTGGAAATGAGCAAGGTACTACTCTAAATGCTTTGATGAAAGGACAGGGTGGTGATCATATTACTTCTTCTGGAATTTTTGAAGTAAGTGGTAGTGT